GATGTCATGCCAGACGCGCATGCCGAATACCTCAAAAGAAAAAAGCCCCGGACCATCGCTGGCCGGGGCTTCTCTGCGGAACGCTCCTACCTGAGTAGGAACAAGAGCGTGCCCCTACCTGCTTAGTAGGAGACGTTCTTGATCATGAAGACCGCCGCAGTCCGACGCGCCGCCCAGTAGACGTAGCGCTCGGCACGGATGCCGATCATGTTGTTCTGCCAGAGGCTGAACATGGTCGAAGCGCTGGACGACGGGTCATCTACCATCTGCAGAGACGCTTCGCGCGACACGTCGATCATGACCTCGCCGTCGTCAGCGACGAAGATCTCCGAGGCCTCGATGAGGGTGATGTAGCCCTCGAGGGAACCGGCCGATGCAGGCGACGACTGGTCGCGCAGCACGGAGTTCGCCGAAGAGACCACCGGAATGCCGAGCAGCTTGTTGTTCACCAGTTCGTCCCGGAACGCGTAGATGTCTTGCGACGTCCGGAGCGTCATCAGGAAGTTCTTGGTGCGCGGGTGCATGATCCAGTACGGCGCCCGCATGCTGATGCTGTTCGTCGCCATGTAGGTCAGCGCCGCGTTCAGATCGGCCGTGATCTGCGCCACGGTGAAGCCCGTGGAGTCGATCATGTTGGTGTTCAGCGTCAGACCGTTGTTCAGCGCGCCGGGCGAAGTGCCCGACACAGCTGCAACGGTTGGGTCGAACATCTGGCGGTCCATGAACTGCGCGATGGTCGTGATCAGGTCTTGACGCACGGTGGCCTCGGCCGACGGAGTCGAGAAGCGAGCCAGCTCTTCGGTGATCGCCACGATAACCGCGATCTTGGTGTGCGGGATCGTGAACGAGTCGAACTGCAGCTTGCTGACCGGCTTCGGTGCACCCTCACCCACCCAGCCGGCGGTCGCGCCGCTGGTCTGACGCGGCATGCGCACGTTGAACGGCACGTTCTTCCAGCCCTGGATCTGGCCCACGATGGTCTCGGGGCGCAGGAGTTCGATGAACTCGGATGCCATATCCGTGTACTGGGCCAGCGGCAGCGCCCAGTTCGTGTCCGTCGTGGTACCGGCCGCAACAGAGGCACGGAGCACGGCTTCGACTTCGGGGGTTTCGCGGGACCAGCGGCTCTTGGCGATCTCGGCGGCTTCCATGCGGTTGCCTTGAGCCGCCGCGAGGGACATCGCGTAGCGGGTGAACGCCGAGCCCTTGGGCAGATTGCGCACGACCTGGAGGCGGGGGTTGCCCGGCAGAATCACGGCGCTGCCGGTGGTGCCGCCGCCGTTCGCGGCAACGTTGATCGGATCGGCCGTCTTCAGCAGCAGCTTCTCCATCTCGAGGCAGTTCTCCAGTTGTTTGTCGACCGACGCGACGTCGGACTTGAACTGGTCGAAGGTGGTCTGCTCGGTCTCGTCGAACGAGCGGCCTTCCTCCATGGCCTTGGCGTGAATGCCTTCCATGGCGATGACTTTGTCGCCACGCAGCTTCTTCAGCTGGGCGATGCGTTCTGCAAGTGTCATGATCTCTTCCCTTTGAGGTGGTTACTTACGAATGCCCGCAACGCCGAGCTTGATGATCTCCAGTTCAGCAGACCGCAGCCGATTCTGGACTAACGCGTCCATCGGTCGGGGTGCAAAGACCCTCTGCAGATGCGTCTCTGGAATATGCAGAGACTTCGCCAACGAGAGCGCTGCCGGGTTGGCAGGCACGCTCACGAGCGAGATCTCAAACAATTCTTGGTTGATGAACTCCATACCCGTGACACCGCCTTCCTTGTCTCGGAGGTAGTTCGGTGAGACGGTCGGCATGAAGCCGACGGAAACCGCCTTGATGATCTTCTGTGCCAGCAGCGACCGCAGCGTGTCGATGAAGGGGCTGGTGCCCTGCGCGGCCAGCTTGATGCGGGCCATGAGCTTCTTCGAATCGATCCAGACCTTCGTCGAGATGCCGACGGGGTTCGAGTTCTGGTGCTGGAACAGGACGATCGGGTTGCGCTTGTAGTTAGCGAGATTCCAACCGTCAGCGCGGACGATGTCACCGTAACGGTCGGGCGTCTCGTCGGACGCCACGAACTCGTAAACGGCGTCGTCGTCACACTCCCCGGCAGCCTTGAGCTCGCCGGTCTTGAAGACAACCTTTTGAGTAGCCATAGCCGACACTCCAAAAACAAACGGAGGGTCGGGTTTACGCCCTGATGGGGCCACCGCTTTCCCAAGCCTTGACGCCTAGTCTTCCTGTTTTTCCTTCTTGTCCCGAGAGGGTTCACGTTCACCAGGCTGTGGAGGCTGGCGTTCACGTTTCCCGGGACGCTCATAGGAGTCACATGACTGCATGGGCGAGTTTATACCACAGTCTTAGGGCTGTGCAAGCGCCCCGTGGTTTCAATGAAACCGACCGGGTGTGCATTATTACCCAATCACAAAGTCAGCTTCTGTCACTTCTTGACTCTCGTCCTCGGGCGGCGCTACAGCTGCATGGACCGCCATAACGCAGGCCACAAGGGGGTCAATACGGGCGCTGGCCTTGCTCTTGTCTAGCTTGCGGTTGCCCGCAGGATCGCGCACGGCAATCGCGTTGCCCGCGCCCAACACCAGCAAGGGATGGGAGCTGTGTGCAAGTTGACGATTCAGCAGGATTGACTCCATTGTCTCCATACGAGGCGACATATCACGGAAACCTTGGCCTACCTCTAACCAAGCCACCTCATCAGGATGCGCCCAGCCGGCGTTCACCGCTGCCTTCTTCATAAGGTCGATGCGCCAACGGTCAAAGCTCACCGAAGCGATGTTCATCTCTTTTGTCTGGATAGCAAGGAACTCAGCCACTTGATCGTAGTCAACAATGCGTCCAGCTGTCGTGAACAGGTTTCCTTCAGCAGCCCATTGAGTGTAAGGAGCTTTATCGCGGATAGCGCGTTCCGCAAGACCTTCAGCTGGTGTGAAGACCCACGGCTTCACATGCACGCTGCCACTGACGGGGTTGACGCAAGCCGCCACGGCAGCCGTCAAGTCAATCCGAGAAGAGAGGTCAAGCGCAATGTGCACTGGCTCACCGCTCTCGAACAACTCCTCATCCATGAGGATATCATTCGATTGCCACACTGACGGCGCGATGAAGAGCTGCTGCAACGAAATCCGCATGTTGAGATACAGATTGCGGAACGTCGCTTCGAAAGAAGGCATACGTTGCGCACGTTCAGCGGCCTCAAGGAATTCCTTCTCACTACGGAAGATACCCAGCGCAAAGTTCACACGCTTCCAGAGAGCAGGGTCCCAGATGTTATCGCTCTTCGTTGCGGCGTACAACCGGAGGACGTTCTCCTTATTCTCTGGGTTCTTGATGATGTCATCGATAATGAGGCTGAGCAAGTCGCCATCGCTAGCCGCTTGTGTGCTGATGATCAGGCTCAGTGGCTCATCCTGCGCGCCACCCGCTGTCTCGAGTGCGTCGTACAACGCATCGTTAGGGCCAACCACTTGCCCCAACTCGTCGTGAATGGTAAGTGCAGGACTCAACCCGTGCGCCGTCGTTGCTTCAGCGCTGAGTGCCTTGTATTCGGAGTTGGTACGCAGCCCAACGATCTTCTTAGCCGAATCCGTTATCTGCACCAACCCCTCAAGGTCGGGGTTCATGCGGATCGACTTCGCCATGTACTTGAAGACGACGGCCGCTTGGTCACGGCTGCGCGCTGCCGAGTAGAGATTGCTGTTCGGCTTGGCTTCAGGTCCGAAGATGTGGCCTTCTGCGATAGCCGCAATCAAACCGGTCTTGCCGTTCTTGCGAGCAATGCTGAAGACGCCGCGCCGCGTGATCAGCCTACCGGTGCTGTCAACGTTGTCGTAGACCTCGTTAACGAACGTCTGCTGCTCGGGTAGCAGCACCATCGGCTTACCTACCAGCGCGCCTTCTGGCACGTAGACATATTTCTCGACAAACCGTCGCATGCGCATAGCGCGACTAGGCCCCGCTGCGCGCACGCGGGCGGCTAAGGGTGCCTGCTTGACTTTTGGCGCGACCCTAGTCGCGGCTTTGGGCCTTACTGGCTTGATTGCCACGGCTTACGCACCCGGCCAGCGGCGCGGTCAGCACGCCATGTAGCCAAGAGTTCACTCGTGACAGTCAGTACGCATCCAGTAAGACTGAACCCAGCCAGCGCGGTGAACGCCCACCCCAGCCACTCGATAACGGTATCACTCACTGCATTGGGCCGTTTGGTTCCAGGCCACCGGCCAACAGGTCGTCATCGCCGAACTGGTCTGCCACCTTCTTAGCCGCTGCCTTGCGGCCGATCTTGGCTTCCGTCCCGCGAATGGTGGTACGACTTTGTGGCTGCATGCGCAGTTTCGTGCTCAGGCTCATGAGACGGGCTTCAGCGTAGTTGCGTGCGGTGACCTTGGGGTTCATCACCTGATTCCCGTAGGCGTTGAGAATGACCTCGCCTTCACTGCGGATGTCCTCCGTCAGCCGCTCCACGTCAGTGTAGGTGCGACAATACATCTTCAGCAGCGGGATGTCACCTCGCGTAAAGAAGTCCACCGGCTGGCTGTTCACCATATCCAGCCAGACCACCTTCTCTTCTTCGAGTAGGTCGGCTACGTATGGAAAAATCGGCACCGTTGGGTTCAGCGCCGCCTTGAGCTCGTCAGCCTGCTGATTACCTCGACGACCTAGGGCCGCGTTGCGCTTCTTCGTTGCCATCTAAACATCTCCATAGGGTATAGGCCATCCATCCACGCCTATGACTTGGAAGCGCTTGCGCCCCTTGCGGTGCGCGCCTTCGGTGAAGATAGTCTTCTGGCTATGGTGTAGCTTGCACAGAGTCCGCAAGTTGGCGTGATCGTACGGGTCAAGGCACTTCTCCTTGGCTACCGCATGGTCCACGTCAGTTCCAGGTGTCTTGATGTGGATAGCCGCGCATACCGCGCAGTACGGGTACGTCCGTAGATGCGCTGCCCGCGTAGCCCGCCACTTATGACTCCAATAGAATGCGTCGTTAGGCACGGGACGGGTTGTACCACAGTATTCGACAAGTGTGTGACGGGTCCATCGGGGGTGAACATATGGTCGCGCACGGGCATGGCGCGCGCGAGAAGGTGGTGAAGTCAGGGTCAGTTTCAGTGAAACCGTCACCCGTCAAAGCCGTCGTATAGTGACCTGAGGGTAAAGTCAGCGTCAGCCGTCACTGAAAGAGGCCCCTTGACGAGTGGCTGGAGCTTAAATGGAAGTG